CCAGTTCCGAACTGCACGGGACTCTGAAGAAACCAATGGCGGTGTGCGTTACGGCTTTAAAGCCCAAGACGTGCTAGAGCTAGAAGGTGCTAACCCTGTCATCGTAGACAACGAAGATGCAGACAAACTGCGCATGATTGATACCGCCCTAATTCCTGTTTTAGTAAAAGCCTTGCAGGAATTGAATGCAAAATTTGACGCTTATGTTTTAACTCACCCCTAAAGGAAATAAAAATGACTACATTTACATGGTCAGTAACGAATATGCGAACAATGAGTAACATTGAACCCGACTATGTGGTAAGTGTAAATTGGGTATGTTCAGGCGTAGACGGTGATGTTACTGCGGCAATTGAAAGTACATCTAGCTTTTCTCAAAATGCAGAGAGCGTTGGGTTTATACCCTATGCAGATTTGACAGAAGAAATTGTGCTGGGTTGGGTGCAGGCTGAGCCAAACGTAACAATTAATACTGAGGCTTGCGTACAAGGTCAAATTAACTCAATTATTACTCCTCCTGTTACCCCACAAGACACGCCATTACCTTGGGTCAGTTAAATAAATGATCTCGGAGGTTGCTATTATTCAGGCCGTGCAGTGAGCGAGATAGACCGCTGGAAGAATAGGCGCAAGATGGCATGGATAACTTTGTTGTCTGGGGTAGCCTTCCCGTTGCTTATTCTCTCCACCGAGTCTGATGTTTTGGGCCAGATTGCACTACCTTTTTACGGGTTCGTGATGGGCGTTGTGATGACCTATATTGGTGCGGCAACATACGAGGATACCAAAGGAGTTGTAAGTGTTCAACCTAAAAACAACCGTTATAGCCACCGTAGCAAGTCTGGTAATTGGAATAGCCATAGGATGGAGCGCAAACGGATGGAGACTGAACGCAAAGATTGACCGCTTGATGGCAGAGCAAAGCCAAGCCTTGGTGCTTGCGAGCAAAGAGGCTCTAACAGAATCAGCAAGACTTCAAAAGGTAAAGGATGATGCACTCAACGTTGCAAACGCTATCGCTCAAGAAAACGCTGATGCTGCCAATCTTGCTCGTACTGAGCTTGAGCGGTTGCGCCTCGAGCTTGCCGATAGTACCTCCATCGCCCGTGCTACCTGCGCCTCCACCCGTAACCGCGCCACAGCCCTCTCAATCGTATTCGAGCAGTGTGCAACAAGACTTACAGAAGTGGCAAAAGAGGCTGACCAACACGCCGTTGATTCCCGAACCTGCCACGCTGCGTGGCCCGCGAGCCGATAACTGATGTTAATCACCCCAGAACTACTGCGCGTAATTACAACCGCTGAACTTGCTGACACTTGGGCAGATGCACTAGATGAAACCTGTGAGCGGTTCGAGATCAACGATCCGTTTAGGATTGCAGGGTTTTTAAGCCAAGTGGCTCATGAATCTGGAGGCTTTAAGTTTGTTAAAGAGAACTTGAACTACTCTACTGCAAGTCTGATGCGGGTGTGGCCTAAGCACTTTCCTACTCTTGAAATAGCACAACGGTACGCGAGAAACCCAGAGCGGATCGCTAACCGCGCTTATGCTAACCGTATGGGCAATGGTGAGGAGGCTTCTGGGGATGGTTGGAAATACATAGGGCGGGGCTTGATTCAGCTTACTGGCAAGAATAACTACGTAGCTTACGGCAATGCTTGCAAAAACGACGCGGTAGAAAGCCCTGAAAGGCTGGAACAACCTAAGTATGCAGCAGAGTCAGCAGGATGGTTTTGGAACGTAAATCGATTAAACGCGCTCGCTGATAACCAAGATGTGGTGGGCATGACAAAACGCATTAATGGTGGTATCCACGGGCTTGATGATCGCCAGACCAAGTATGCTAAGTTAATGGACTATTTTAGTCAAGATGGGCTAAAATGAACGTCAAAATAAGGTCATAATATGCCGTATATCCGTCTAGCATTACAGCCTGGAATTGACAAGCAAAACACTGAATACGGTGCTGAAGGCGGGTGGACGGATGGAGATTATGTACGCTTTCGTTACGGTTTACCTGAGAAAATAGGGGGATGGAAATACTTTGAACAAACCCCTGTGAACCTTATTGGTCTTGCTACAGACGCTTTTACATGGAATGCGCTTGATGGTACAGCCAGCCTGATGATTGGAACCAATCGAAAGCTCTACGTTTTCAAAAGTGGAACTTGGGCAGATATAACCCCGATCCGCGCTACGTCAGCCGCGGGTGACGCAACATTTTCTGCGGTCAACGGTTCGCGGATCTTGACCGTTACCCAAATAGCGCATGGGGCAATTACGGGGGATTTTGTTACCTTTAGTGACGCCGTGTCGCTTGGTGGGGTAATTACCGCTCCTGTTTTAAACCAAGAGTATGAGATTACGTTAGTGACGAGCGCCACTACATATGAGATCACCTCTCCTATCATTGCAAATGCATCTGACACAGGAAATGGCGGAGTGGCAACGATTGCTACTTATCAGATTAACATAGGCGCGCCTGTCGGTTATGCGGACTTTGGTTGGGGCGTAGGTACTTGGGGAACTAATACTTGGGGTACGCCTCGCGATGCAAGCGCCTCTAACAATATAAACCCTAGAATTTGGCAGTTAGATGCATACGGAGAAGATGTAATCTGTCAGGTTTTAGATGGAGGTATCTACTTATATGATACTTCTTTGGGATTAGAAACTCGAGCCACAGCAATTGCAGGGGCTCCCACGAAAAGCAAATTCGCGCTAGTGTCCACGCCTGATCGTCACTTGGTTTGTTTTGGCACGGAGTCTACCCTTGGTGTTCCCGCTACAATAGATCCGATGTTTGTTAGGTTTTCTGACCAAGAAAATATTAATGAGTTTGTTGAGTCTGCGACCAATACGGCTGGTGGTCAGCGGTTAACGGATGGCAGTACCATTATTTCAGCCGTACGTTCTCGTGGTCAGATATTGATTTTCACCGATACATCTCTTCATGCCATGCAATATGTGGGGCCACCTTTTGTGTTTGGCTTCCAACAGTTGGGTGCAAATTGCGGATGTATTGGCTCTCACGCAGCGGTGGACGTGAACGGCATTGCCTTTTGGATGGGCTCTGAAGCGTTCTACATGTTTGATGGTACGGTTAAAAAAATGCCATGTACCGTACAAGACTACGTCTTTAAAGACATTAATATTGTCCAAGGTATAAAGTTCCATGCTGGCGTAAATAATCAATTTAACGAAATTACATGGTGGTATTGCTCTTTTACGGCTGATTATATTGATAGATATGTAACATATAACTATTTAGAAAATGTTTGGTCAATTGGATCCATGGCCCGCGGTACGTGGAGCGATGTCGGAACTTATAGTAAACCAATCTCTACTGAGTACTTAGAGTTTAGTCAAGAAGACTCCCTGACCACGATTCAAGGATTGACTGAAGGCAGAAGTATTGTCTTTAACCAAGAAGACGGGTTTGACGGTAATGGCACGGCTATTTATGCCTATATTGTGTCGGGTTACTTTGACCTTGGAGACGGGGATCAAATGTTGTTTATGAAGCGTTTTATTCCAGACTTCAAGAATCAGGTGGGGAACTTGACTGTACGGATACTTCTTAGGCCTTATCCACAGGCGTCAGCTAGTCCAAGCTCCTTAGATCCGTACATCATCACACCTACCACTCAAAAGGTGGATACACGGGCGCGTGGACGGCAGGTTCAGCTCACTATTGAAAGCACGGATATTAACACCAACTGGCGCTTTGGTACGTTAAGAATAGATGCTCAACCGGACGGAGGGAGATAAAAGATGAGCAAGATACTCAATGTACGTCTTCCAAATGCAGCCCCTGTGCAATACAGTCCTGATACATTTAACCAACTTGTCCGATCTCTTGAACAAATTGTATTGCAACTGAATAGCACTTACACCCCTATTGTCACGGAGAATAAGGACCAGGCACAAACCTGGTTCTTGGGTCAATAATGTCAAACGCATACAAACGCTTCCCCCACACACTATCAGCTACTGTGCCTCAAGTGGTTTTAACCGTACCTTTTGCTACAACAGGTATTGTTAAGTCCATTTGGATAACAAACAATGACACTTCGAACGCGGATATTACACTTACGTTTTCTCCTGGCGGGGTGGGTACGCATTTCCTGGTGCCATTAAAAACAATTATTACTAAAGAATATATCGATATATTATCCCAAACGGGTTCTGGACCACTAATTCTTGAAGCGGCGGACGAATTGACGATAACCTCGTCAAATAGTGACGTATATGTCGTGGCAAGTGCGCTTTTAGTAGACAGAAACTAGGGTTTTGAAGCATAATTAGCCTATCTCCGCGTCCTTTCCCGGCGCGCGACCCCTATGCGGTCACTGGCTATAACTGGAAAGGTACAAACATGGCAGAAGCGATGCAAGGAATAATGGCGCTTTCAGGAGCGCCTGAAATGGGCGCCCAAGGCGCTCCAGAGTTAAACGTTGATCCAGCGCAGATGGCAGCCTTTGAACAGGCTCGGGCGCAAATAGATCCCGTTGAATTCGGCAATGAAGTCTTAAAGGCAGGCGAGGAGATTGATCCCACTGAACTTAAGCGTTTAAGAGACACCCTCAAAGCAGCTAACCTGCCTCCAGAGATAGTGGATGCGATTGGTAAAGTCGTTGATATTGTTTTAGACGACCCTGAAAACTACGCAGAAATACGTGCCGACTTCTTAGCGGAAGGTGTGCCAGAGGAACTCTTGCCTCCTGAGTTTGATGCAAGCTTTTTTGCAGCGTTAAACTTGGCTCTTGATCAAGTTAACACCTCC